TCGAGCACAGCGGAGCGTCGATCAATGCCGGTCGCCAGGATCTCAAGGATCTCGAGGGCCAGATGGCTGCGATGGGCATCGAGCTATTGCTTCCGAACCGCCCGGGTCAGATGACCGCCACTGGGCATGCACTGAACAAAACCGCTGAAGAGAGCACTCTGCAGGTCATTGCAAAGGCAGTCAAGCGAGGTCTCGAAGAGGCCATTGGATGGATGTATGCCTGGGCAAAGCAGGATGTTGACAGGGTCGAGATCGGGATGGAAACCGACCACGAGTTCCTCGTCCTTGACGGCGGAGAACTCAACGTTCTCGCGAATGCCAGAGCGATGCGCGACATCAGCCGACGGGCCTACCTCGAGGAGCTTCGTCGCCGTGGCATCGTCATTGATACCTTTGATTTCGACGATGATCTCAAGAAGCTGGAGGGTGAGGAGCAGTTTGAGAAACTCTCTCAGTCCAAAGGAGAAGCACCATCCAATAGAGTCGCATCCGCCCTGCCTGGCGAAGTTGATGATTGATTTCGCTAGCGAAAGGACTTACTATCAACACAGGGGGAGACCCCCAACAAAGGAGAAGCGGAATGAAGCTGAAGCGCAAATTGGACAGTCTTGAAGGTCTTCCTGAGGAAGCCAAAGGGCTGTACACCAAGCTGGACGATGGGACTTTTGGCCTGAATCTTGAGGTCGAGGGGCTTATCGCCGAGGAGAATGTGAAGGGCATCGTCAAGAACCGAGACGAACTTCTGGCCGAGAAGAAAGCTCTGGCCGAGAAGCTCTCTGGCGTGGACTTTGACGAGTACGAGCAACTCAAGTCGTCCGCCGCCGAGATCGATCGCCAGAAGCAGAAGCTGGAAGGCGACTTTGAGACCCGTGAGCGGCAGCTCCTCGACAAGCACTCCGGTACGGTCGAGAAGCTCGAGACCAGGATCTCCGAACTCAGCAGCTCGCTGAACAACCAAACTGTCGAGTCGGCGATCAAGGATGGGCTCATCCGAGCGCGCGCGAACGACACAGGGAATGCGCTTCTGCCGAACAACCTGCGAGGTCTTGTGGAAGTGGTGGACGAGGACGGCTGTCAGGTCGTCCGCGTCAAGGGTGAGGACGGTCGTCCCCGTCTCACCACTCAAAAGGGCGAGACCGGATACATGTCAGTCGCCGAACTGGTTTCTGAGCTGCGCGACAACAAGATCTATGCGCATTGCTTCGAGCCAGACAACGTCACCGGAAGCGGAGCTGCCGGTTCGCGCGGTGGGGGTGGAGCCCCGAGATACACCAGAGATCAACTCAGAGACCCCGCCGTCTTCGACAAGGCCTTCTCCGAAGCAGAGGAAGCGGGGCGCGAAATTCTCATGCAAGGAGAGTAAAAAATGGCAGCTCCCAGCAACACCCTCAACAACTACGATCCGCTATTTTATGCCCAGCAGGCTCTGCGGATCCTCAAGAACAGTCTCGGACTCGCCGGTCGCGTCTACCGTGGCTACGATCGAAACACCCAGGTTCCCGGCTCGACCATCAGCATTGCGACTCCGCAGGAGTTCACCGCTGGTGCGGCCCCGAAGGCCAGCGTCAACCTCGCCCCCGGCGAGGTGCAGATCGTTCTCGACCAGTGGCGTGAGGTCAAGTTCAAGATGACCGACAAGGATCTCTCCCTGTCGCGTCCTCAGATCATCACCGACCACATCGAGCCCGCCGTCTATGCCCTCATGGATGAGATGGATGTCTCGCTCGCCTCGACCATGTACCAGTCCTCGGGCTGGGAAGGTGATGCAAGCTCACCCGCGGCCATTGCCGACGTCGTCGGACGGCGCACCCAGCTCTTCGACAACAAGTGCAACATGAAGGACCGCGAGCGGTACTTCATGGTTGATGGCACCATCGGCGGCGAGCTGCTCCAACTGTCGGCCTTCACCCAGTATCAGGGCTCCGGCTCCGACGGCCAGAGCGCGCAGAAGACTGGTGACCTCGGCTACCGGTACGGCTTCAACATCTTCGAGAACCAGAACGTCCAGACCCACACTGGTGGCGCGGCTGTCCCCGGTGCGACGCTGCAGATCAACGCTGCAGCCGCTGTCGGCGCAACCTCGGTCGTCTTCAAGGACTCCGGCGGGTCGCTGACCGGCGACGTCCACGCTGGTGATTTCTTCACCATCGCTGGCGACACTCAGGCCTATGCGATCACCGCTCAGGCAAATGCCGCCGCCAACCTGATCACCGCTTCCATCAGCCCCGCGCTGAAGGTTGCAGTGAGCGGCAGCGAGGTCGTGACCCTGACCCAGAACACTGGCGACATCCAGCTCGCCTTCCACCGCAACTCCACCGCTCTCGCGATGGCTCCGCTGTCCCGCGCGGGTGCTGAGCTTGGCGCTCAGATCGAAGTTGCCACCGACCCGCAGACCGGCCTCAGCGTTCGCGCTCGCCGGTACTACATCGGTGACGACTCCACGGTCGCGTTCGCCTTCGACGTGCTCTACGGGATCAAGGTGCTGCGCCCGAACCTCATCACTCGGCTGCGCAACGCCTAGTTATTGAACCCCGGGGATGCTCCCCGCTTCGGCGGGGGGCCTCTCCAGCACCTCGAAAGGAGCCACCATGGCAGTTCTCGAAACCATGAAAGTCAAGTTCAAGAACGGCGGGGAGGGAATTATCAACAAGCGTGATTTCGACCCCGAGGTTTACGTTGACCCGGATGCGAAACCCAAGCTGGAGCCCGCTCCCGAGCCGGAACCGGCCCCCAAGAAGCGCGGTCGCCCGCGCAAGGAGAATGACTAATGAAGCTGCGAATCACCATCCTAGCCTGCGTGCTTGGTCTCCTGACCGGCCTCGCAGCCGCGCAGGATCTGTCGATGGAGGGTCACGCCAATGCAACTCTCCAGACCGTCAAGGACGCCAACGGGCAAAGTACCGCCCTGCAGGTGTCAACCGGCGGCGTCAGCTCATCCGGCACGTTCGCCGTCACCGGAGCATTCACCCAGACTGGTGCTCTGACCTGCGACGATATCAATGCCACCTCGACCCTCACCATCGATGCCCTAGACGACCTGACTATGACTGTCACATCTAGTGCTGCCGGTGAAGACCTGCTTCTCGTTCAGAGCGGCGGGAACGATAGCTCGATCAGCATCGGAGCCGCAGGAACTGGCACCGACGCCATCAAGCTCAACGCTACCGGCGGTAGCATCGACGTTGACTCCGCTGATGACATTGCGGTCAACGCTACTGATGACATCGCCATCGCGGCCACTGACGACCTTACCCTCAACGGCGGGTCGGCTGGGTCTGTGGTTGCCATCGGGACGAACACGCACGGCAACGTCATCAACATTGGTACCGACAACACGGCGAAGGATACCGTCAACGTCGGCTCTGTTCTGGATGACGTCTTCATCGGCCAGAATGCCGGTGGACTCGAGGCGGGTTCCGGGAACGTGGCGTCTGAGCGATGCATCGGCGCGATCTGTCAGACCGTCATGACTCTCACCGCAGTGCCGATCACCGGCATTACCGACGGGGGTGGCGGCACAAGTGCTGCCTGGGGCAGCGTCAAGCTGTACGATTTCCCTGAGGGGTATATCTACATGCAGGGCGCGGTCTTCGACGGGGCGATCACTGGTGATGGCGTGACCATCTCAGCGACCTGGACCGGCGACATCGGCTTTGGTACCGCCGCTAACGCGAACAACGCTCACGCCGGGACCGACATCGATCTCGTACCGTCCACCGGAACCACTCTCGCTGTCGCCAACGTCGGCGCGGCTGATTGCGTTTCGACGGCTACTGAGCACGCGATCTTCGATGGCAGTGCCACGGCGAAGGACCTGTACCTCAACATGCTGGTTGATGACGCGGACTTCACCGACACCGCTACGAATGGAACCGCCACAGTGACCGGGACTCTCACCGTCACCTGGCTCAATCTGGGCGACAACGGATAGACCATGGCTTTCACGGTTGAAGACGGTTCGGGGCTCGCAGGAGCAAACAGCTACGTCAGCGTAGCTGATTCCGACACGTACTTCACCGATCGGAACAACACAACCTGGACCGGCTCGACCGACGCCGCCAAGCAGGCGGCGTTGGTCAAGGCCACCCAGTTCGTTGATTCCATGGTGGACTTCGTCGGGACCAAAAACTCCGGCACTCAGGCACTCAAGTGGCCCAGGACCGGTGCCTACGACGGCGACAACTACCTTCTGTCGTCCACTGAGGTCCCAGGCAGAGTCGAGGATTGTGTCTGCGAGTTCGCGAATCATGTCATCAGCGGCACCGACCTCATCGACGTCTACACAAAGGGCGTGATCGAGGAGAGAGTCGAGGGTGCCGTTTCAATCAAGTACGACAAGTCTTCGCCTGACTTCACCAGATACAGTGACATCTGGGCGATCATCTCCGACCTCACCATCGGCAGTGCCGCTGGTGGAGTCAACGTGAGAGCGTAGTGGCAACGTTCGATTATTCCAGGTTCGCTGATCTCGCGGACAGGATGACGACCAAGTTTGGAACTGTCTCGATTGCGTACACGCACATCTCCGCCGGGACCTACGACCCGTCAACCAGATCTCCGGCAGCGGTAGAGACAGCCGTGACTATCAAGGCGATCGTCATTGAGACCAAGACCCACACCGATCGCAAGACGCAGGATCAGATGTTCTCTGCCGGTGGCGGCGAATACGCTGTTCAGTCCAAGGATGCAGTGCTGTTCGACATGGCGTTTCTTATGGTCCCGTCAGGAGAGTTTTCCCAGAACCCCGTGGTCGGCGACAGGGTCACGTTCTGGGGGAAGAACTGGCTGGTTGATGGTGTCACTGAGATCAATCCGGGCGGAACCAGCATCGCCTGGAAGCTGGGGGTGAAGCGATGAGCCGAAACACCCAGACTCTGGTCAAGTTCGACGATTGGGTCGCGTCCGTTGACCGAGACAATGACAAGCTCATTCGTAAGGTCGTTCGCGTTATGTGGCTTGAGGCGATGAGGAGAACGCCTCTTTGGACCGGCTGGATGCTCCACAACTGGAAAGCCAGGAATCATCCAAGCGCGCACGGGAAGGATCACACCAACAAGATGCGGCCACCGTGGTCGCCGAAGGGTGCTCTGTACATGCCAGCTCAGAGTGAGGGCAAGTTCAGCACCAAGCGAACTGTGTACCTATTCAACCCCGTGCCATACGCCGTCCATGTTGATGAAGCAAACGGAATAACCGCCGGGATGCTAGCTGCAGCCCGAAACACACTGGGGTCGTGATGTCGTTTTACGATCGCATTCAATCAGCTTTCGAGGAAAGGCTGGAGGCCTTCCCTCAGATGCCCAGCGGCGGGGTCGCCTGGGAAAATGTCCGCTTTGACCCGACCGGGCCAGAAACGAAATGGCTGCGCTGCGTCTTTGATCCAGTAGCCGCCTCAAGACGGTCTGCCGGTGACAACGGATATAGTCGCGCTGACGGATTTTTCCTGATCTGGATCTATTGCCCGATCGGCATCGGCACGAGCGAGTCGGCAATAATCGCCGATGCTCTTGTTGAGTGGTTCAAGTCAGGGACGAGCCTCGAATCAGGTGGCGAGTTCGCCAAGATCCTGTCCGCAGAGCGAGGACGGGGTGGAATTGAAACGGATTGGTGGGTTACGCCGATCAGGATCTCGTGGTACGCTCACACAATCAAGGTATAGGAGGTCCAGAATATGGGCATCGCACGAGGAGAACTACAGAAGCTCGGCCACCTGGCTGAGTCCGTTTTTGGCACCCGCGTCGGGAACGCCTTCGATGAGGTCGTCTTCAATACAGAATCACTAGTCCCGACTCGCCAGTGGTTTCAGTCTCAGAGATGCCTTGGCGACCGCCAGCTTGCCGATGGCAGACTCGGGCGAAAGGTCATTTCCGGGGACATTGTCTGTGAGCTGGTCTACGCCAACCACGACCGGTTCCTTGAGATGCTGCTCTCGAACACCAAGATCGCCGCCCCGTTCGCGGCGGTCACCGGAACGACCATCAGCGCAGTCGATTCAGGAAACACCATCGACGACAGTGGTAACGGCCTCGGAAACATCTCGGTTGGCGACTTTGTCTATGTCACCGGCTTCACGAGTGCAAACAACAACGGCATGTTCAAGGTGACCGCAGCCGCCGCCGGGAGTATCACACTCGCCGGTTCTGCCATCACTGACGAGGCCGCTGGCGACAGCGTCACCATCCGCGAGGTCGATCTGACCAACGGCGTGGTCGAGAAGTTCAGCACCTTCCACAAGCGCACCGTCGATGCGTCGGCCACCGTCGCTGAGATGGACGTCCTTGGCGGCGTGATCACTCAGGGCGCGCTGACCATCCCGGCGAACGGCATCGCCACAATGACCTTCTCGGTCATGGGCAAGGACTGGTCGAACGGGGCCACCACAGCCACCTTCAATGCCCTCACCGAGTACGACCCGTTCGACGGTCTGACTGGGACGTATGCCATCGACAACACCGCGAACACCAACATGACCGCTGTGTCGGTGAACGTCGATAACGGCCACACCCCGACAGAGCCGCTCGGCACGAACACGATGACCGAGGCCATCCCACGCAAGTTCAGCGTGAGTGGGTCCTTCTCCATCTACCACACCGGGACCGTCGAGATCGCCAAGCTTCTCGCCGAAACCGAATCCGGCCTGACGTTCACCATGTCAGACCCCGCTGGCAACCAGCATGTCGTCCTCCTGCCCCGCGTCAAGTACACCAGTGCTGGCGTGACCAAGCAGGACGACGGGCCGAACATGGAAACCATCAACTTCACGGCTCTGAAGGATCAGGACGTGACTGACAAGACCATTGGCTGGGTATTCATCGCAGCCTAGAAAGGCAAGGTATGAGCAAGGAAAAGACAACCACGTCGTCGTTCAATCTCTCGAGCATGGATGTGACCGAGGCCTCCGAAAACGGAGTCTGGTTCCAGCCTGTGGACCTCGAGGGGGGCAAGCTCCCGATCGAGATCCTCGTCTTTGGCGAGGACAGTGTCCAGTACTCACAGGCCATGGATCGCATCAACAGGAGTCGCAAGGCCCGGGCCAAGTCCCGTAGGGGCACGAGCGACATCCACTATGACGAGATCAAGGAAGCTTCGTGGGTTTTGGCGAGCCGCCTCAGTGGAGGGTTCAGGCATGCAGACTCCAAGGAAGCAATCACCGTCATCGAGTCGCATGACACCAACTTCGACGTTACCCAGCTCGCCGGTCGAGA